AATTGTTCCTGCTGGAACGCCATGGCGCCGGCCGGATCGAGGTTCGGATCGGGCGGCGGTTGATGCGGTTGGGCTTGCGCCTGAATTCTGCGCTGGATTTCCTCGACCTGGGCCTGGGTGCGGCGCCAGTTGTCCTCGGCATCCTTGCGCAGACGAGCCTCTTCATCGCGTGCTTTTTCCGCCGACTGGCGTTTTTCACGTTCTGAGGTCAGCTCTTTGAGAGGGACAAATCTCCCTGTTGATGGATCGCGGTATCCTTTGGGCTCCGCGTCGGTTGCTTCGGGCTTTGCCTCTGGCTCTGCCGCTTCTTTCGATTGCGGTTCGGCTGTCGGTTCTTGTGCCGTTGCTTCCGGCTCGGCGGGAGCGGCGGTATCTGCCCCCCTCTCGCGGCCACTCGAAAACACGTCATTCAAAAGGGTATCGTCTGCCGACTGTTCAGTCGTCATTGTCTCTCTCCGCAGTATCGTTGCTGGTCACGAAAGCAGCCGATGTCGCCCGGCTGGTGCGAGGTTCATCCGATTACGCGCGGATGGTCGCGAAACGCCGCTTGAGGCGGCGAGTCTTACGCACGAAACGCAACCCTACTCGGGCTTGTAATCCTTGAAGGGACGCTCGTTATCGGGCTCGGCCGTCTGGCCGCGACCCTTGAGAAAATCGAATAGCCTCTGAGCTTCCGTGGTGAGGTCAGCCCCGTAATGGCCGGTCTCCCGCGCCATCTCCCGCGCCATCTTGAGGCATTCGAGCTTCAGAAGTTCATCGTCCATTACTGCATCCCTGCGATTTGTGGGTTGACGGGTAATCCGCCCGGCATTCCTGACGGAGGCGGTAAGGCTGCGTTCTGTTGCGGCAACGGTTGCCCTGGTTGCTGCTGTTCGTCTGGATCAGGCGGAGCTTGGGGCGGTGACGCGTTCTCTGCGTATTGCTCGATTGTCGGTTGTCGATATTGCAGCGGGAACATGTTCAACGCTTGCATTGCGGCCATCATGTCAGGTGCTGCTGGCGGAGCTTGCGGGATGGTGTTGCCCATCTCGTCCATCATCGGCTTCTGCTGCTGTGGCGTGAACGCCTTCGCGAGCGCCGCAACGGCCTGGGCCCTCTGATACTCGGCTTGCGCCACATTCTTGTCGACCGTCGAGGCCTGAACCAGCTGTTCAAGCCGCGCCATGCGCTGCTGCATCTGCTGCACAACCGGGTCCGGTTGCGTCGCCTCGTCGATCATCTTGAACAGGCGATCCTTATTCGGTGCGTTGGAGAGCTCGATCAGCACCTTCGGCGGGACCGCGTTCGGACCAAGCTGCGAAAGCGTCTGCAGCAATTCCTCATTCATTGTGATAACGTCAGGTCCTTCTTCCATGATGATGTCGACATCGATCATGGCGACGACGTTCTGGCTCACAGCCTGCCCGGTCTGAGGGTCGATGTTGTACTGGTTGAGCCCGATGAACTGCGGCGCGTCGTTCTCGTCCGTGATCCTGATCCACTTCTCTGCGGTCCAGGACTGTTTGATACGTGACCAGAGCTTGCGATAGACGCGGAGCTTCCAATCCCTGTTGCGCTCGAACACCGGCGACAATTCTGTCATGCCCGAGTCACGCTGAGCCAGGATGGCCCGGCCCGACTGATCTGCAACGCCGCCGCCCTTGCCGATCAGTCCAGGGTTGGGCCCGAGGTTTTCGAGTGAGGCCTGCGCCTGCTCGAGCAATTGCAACTGCCCGGCAACGTCCATCGAGTGGTCGACAATGCCGACCTCATTGCCCCAATCTCCGTCGTGCTCGATCATGCCGTCGGGCTTCGCGAGTTCTGATCGCGTCTTGTCGACGTCTTCGAGCGTGCCACGACGGAAGTGGAGCTGCTTCGTCGTGAACAGGTGCAGGGCCTTCGACCGGCGATGGTTCGCCTCGTCCTGCATCGGCTTCATACTGCGGATCGGGCCGTAACGGTTGCCCTTCTCGTCCACGTATGGCGACCAAGCCGCGTAAGGGCAATCCGGCTTTCCTTCATCATCGAGATACGGCGAAACTCCCCCGTCGAGCATCACTTCGCCGACGAAGTAGCAATACGTCCACCCCCGCGGTGTCTTCTCCCAGAACTCGACGACGCGGACGCGGCGGCTTTCGAACTCCGCCCAAGCGATTTCCTGGTTCTGATCGACACGGGAGAGAATTCCGCCGGCGGCAACACTGTCGATGATCTGCTGGAGCTGTTGTGCCTTGTCCGGCCATTTCTCCTTGGCGTCGTCGATGTCCATCCAAAGATGCAGGCCCATGTAGCGCGCATCTTCGAAGTCTGGACGTTTCGAGCGAGGGTCGTAGAAGAAGCGATCGCTCTGAACGGATTTGATCTCGGGATCAGGCCCGGTCATGCCCTGCTTGATGCCGACGAAGCAGACGCCAATCCCCCGCACCAGACCGTCATGCGTTCCGGCCGACCCTACGAACTCCCAACGGTTGATGTCGCAGGCATAACGCATGCCTGCCGTCGCAACGTCCGCGGACTGCTCGTCATTCGGCGTGCGCGGATAGCCTTTGGGGTCACGGCGCATGCGCTGCTCGACACCCACGAGGAAATCAATCTTGCGCGCAATGCGATTATCGAAGATCGGCGCCTGACCGCGCTTCCTCAGCTTCCGGGCTTCTTCCTCTGTCCAGTGCCCCGTGCTGTTGTAATAGCCCTCGTGGACAAGCTGCTCGTTGATTTCAAACTGCTTGTTCGTCTCATAGGCCGTGAACCATTTGCGGTATCGGCCAAGGTCGGGCGTGAACGCTTGCGCCTCTGCCGGAACAAGGGCGGTGCTTGGAGTCATCGAGACTTCCATCCGTCGCTATTCCTATCCTCGTTCAATCGCTTGTAGCCGCTGGCCTGAGATGCTGTCGGCTCTTTCGGCTTCGAAGCCGGGATCAGTTCGTCCAGCATCCGGCCGATGAGCCCGAACGCGTCCACCTGGTCGTCGTGCTTGCCCGCGGGAAACACGAGAAGCTCTTGCGTGAAGTCTGCGAGCCAAGGCGCTTTCGATGGCAGGTACACTCTGCCCATCGACGTGCGCGCTTGGATCGACCGTGACCGTGTCGGCTTATCGGCAGCGGATGCCACCTGTTCGCGCCGACAGTAAACGCGTTCCTCTCGCATGCGCTTTTCGAGAAACGGCCCAATAGACTTGATGATCTGGCCCTGTTCTTCCACCCACATCAGAGGCTTGTGCATCCGGACGAGATCGAGCCACGCTCCAATCCATGCATCCGATGACGTTTGCCCCCGCCACAGATCGAGGACGTACAGATTGTCGTCCGGATCGATGCCGACCACGATATGAACCGTGTAGTCGCCGTCGCCTTCCGTGACGGCATAGTCAGACGCTCCATAGATCCTGAGCTGCTTCGGCCTGTTCTCGTACCAGCGGAACCAATCCCGCTTGAAATACGCGCCTTCATCAGGTGCAGGGCGTTGCTGATAGAGCGCCGACCAGTCTCGCGGTAGCGTCGAGCGTTTGATGCGCTCCAACTGATCGAGCGGATAGAACTCAGGCCAGAGCGCCTGCCCGTCCGGGCTGATCGCGGGCAGTTCCAAAATATCCCACGTGTCGCCGCCTCTCGCCTGCTCTTCCAGCAACCAACCTGTCAGGTCGTCTTCGTGCCATCGGGTCTGCACCACGATCACGGCGCGCGGGAAGCGCGAGAGAACGACTGACGAATACCACTGCTTCACCTTTTCACGGGTGCGCTCGCTGTCGGCTTCCTCTCGATCCTTCAGCGGATCATCGATCAGAACGATCGGGCCAACGGTGCCACGCCCCGTCAGTGCCGTGCCGACACCAGCCGAGATGTAGAATCCACCCTGCGACGTGCGCCAGAAGCCCTTGGCTCTCGTGTCTTCTTTCAACTCGACGTTCGGAAAGAGATTTCGATAGGCCGCGCTCCTGACGATATCGCGGACTTCGCCGCCGAATTCCTCTGCCTTGTCCAGGTTGTACGACGCCGACATGATGGTTGCTTCGGGGTTGCGCCCTAAGAACCAAG